GCTGTCGATGGCAGTAGCCACCGCCTGCGTGGCCGAATGACCGGGGGCGATCAGCAATCGCGGCTGAGCATTGAACAGGCTTTTGCCATCGAGCAGCGCCTGCAAGCCGGTCCGCTGACCCGAGGCCAACACGCCGCCGATGATGGCCGATGTCTGCAGCGCCGGATCGTCCATCTTCGGCACGCCGATGGCGACGATTACCGCCTTGGCTTTTTTGTAAATCGCCTGGCAGGCTCGGGTCATTGCCGATTCCGCGCCGAACGCTGCAATGGCCTCGCGCTCGGTGGTGATCAGCTTCAGTTCCCCAGCCTTGGCAGTGCCGCCGCCCAACACACCCGGCGTGAAGGTGTCGCACAAACCGATGATCGAGGAAGACGGCAGCGTGATGGTGCGCGCGCCGGTGTCGACCGCTGTGGTCGTGACGCCGTGAAAGAAACTCATAAGGCTCGTTCTCCAGAAACGAAAAAGCCCCGCTTGTCTGCGAGGCTTGAGGTGTTGATGTAGCGTGAGGCGGAATGAAAAACGCCCCGTCATTGCGGGGCGTTCAGGTCGTTTCCATTGCCAACCAAGTCGGCGCCGGCGGACGGTGTTCCGCGAGTGGGAACTGCTCGCCTTGCGGCCAGTCGCGCAACTGCCGGCGGTAGACCTGCAACTCCGTGTATTGGTCGGCCGTGATTGAGGTCGCGCCGCCCTCCTCAACCTCGTCGCGGTGGCGAGAAACCAACGGATCAGTCAGGGCCAACTGCGCGTCACGCCAAGCCCGCTCGACAGCCGCTAATTCGTCAGTGTCGAGCGGCGGCGGATCGATCAGCACCGGCTGACCATCGGGTCGTGACGACATTTTCTTGGGGCTGACCGACAACTCATCGAGCAGCGCCTGCCAAACACTTTCCGACACCTCGACCACGTCCGCCGGCATGTCGGCGCCGTGAACCTCGGGGCGATAAGCCCCACAGATGGACGGACTGAAAAAAACAATCTTGCTCATATTTAGTTCCCCACTGCTCGCCACCAAACCGTCCATCCAGCCTGAGACGCACCCGACTGATTTTGTACGCGCAACGTACAGCCGGCCGCACCCAGACCCGCCCCCATAACCGCGTGCATCAAACACAATGACCCGACATGCATTGGCGTAATGTTGCGCGGCGCGTTAGGGAACGGAATAGGGAACGTGACATAAACGTACCCGTTAGCATCCGTAACACCTGACCCCCATTGCTCAATCGCTCCCGAGGGCAGTCGGTGATAACCGCTGCCTCCCCAAAAGCTGGCGAACTCGGGCGCATACTTCAGGGCAGACATACCGTCTTCAACGACCCACTGCCCGTTACCCGCCGTAATCACGATGGTAGAAAGCGATTGCAGAGTCACAGAAGTCATGGAATTGACGGACATCGCGCTAATTAAGTCCGTACCCTGCCGAGCAATGGTGACCACACCCGGCGTCGTGTTGAACAGAAAGAAATTGGTGCCGGTGGGCACCGACGCAACAGGCGGCAGGGTCAGCGTCCCTGAAGCCGCTAGCACAATACGGCAGCCGGCGGCCGAGGCAGTGAGTGAAGCGGGCAGCGCCCCGATATCGACACGTCCGGCAAAGTTCCCCTGCGCCCGCTGCGCAAACTCCGTTGTGGCCAGCGCCTTGCCGTTATCGAACTGCGGTTGCGTGGTGAAGTGCGCGCCGCTCATCGTGCCAGCAAAACGCAACAGCGCCGAACCGCCGACTAGTCGCCACTGGTCTTGCAGGCGGATGAATTCGGCTGTGTCGCCCAAAGCCAGCAACAGTGGGCCGGCCACACCGGTCGAGGTATAGACTACGTCAGTCCCCGACCCCACGATTTTCAACCCGCCCGCGCCGGCGCTGACCAGCGTAATCGTAGCTCCCTGCGCCACACCTGCTGTCGGTGGCAAGGTCGCCGTGAGCTGTGCGGCGGCGGAGAAACTGTGAAGGCCACCGACGTGCGCCGCCGACAGCAACAGGCTCGCATCGGTGGTCGTGAACCCCGAGAACTCGATACCGCGCCGCTTGAGAAATTCAGTCGTCGCCAGCGACTTGCTGCTGTCGAACTGCGCCGGCGTGGGGGCCGTGGGATTGCCGGAGAACGTCGGCGAGAACAACCGGGCAAAACCGTCCGTGATGTCCTTGAACGTCAGCGCGGTGGTGCCCACGACAATCTGGCCGTCCGTCACCAGTTGCCAGATCGTGTCGGCCTGAGTTGCG